ATGACTCCAACTGGATTAACTGTTTTAGGTGGCGTAGGAACTGAAACAGCTAAAACTTCAAAATTTATACCAGACTTTATAACATCAGCATCTATAGACAACGTTGTCGATCATATTTGCGCTACAAGATTTAGCTCAGGATCACAAACTGCAATAACATTCCAAAATACGACAAACATTAATAGCACGCTTATTTTCTGCAGAGCCAGCGCGGACGAGTTTAATTATTCTTCAAATCCTACATTCGTAGATTCTAATAATAGAATTATTGTAATAGATCCTGGACAAGAAGATACCCAACAAACGTTTACGTTTATAACGTCAATTGGCCTTTATGACGCAAATGATAATTTGCTTGCGGTTGCTAAACTAAGCAGACCTGTAGAAAAGAGTCCAGAAAGAGATTTAACTTTTAGAGTTAGACTAGATTTTTAATAATGATATTACAATTTTGTAGATGTATAATTAGCTTCAAAATTAAATGTCAATATTTAAAGTAACATCGCAGGATTTTCAAAGCATATTAGTCACGACTAATCCTAATAAATATTACTCGTCTAGCTCTAGCGGCATAACTGGTTCTCTAAGAGTTTTTGCAAGAAAGTCTTTTGTAGAAAAAGACATTGGGTTATTTTCAGACATCGGACCGTTTGATGATTCTGTGTTGGAATCTGAATGGCAAAATATAAAAAGCAAAATTAAGATTTCTGATTTAAAAGAATTTTTTACAAAAATACAAAAAACTAATCTTTCTGAAACAAAATCTAAAACATTAGATGTGATCAGATTCACGCCTGAAGACGATTATAAAAATTTTTCAAAATTTGTTTCAGGATCATCATCTTTAAGAAATGTTTCGAAGAAACTAGTAATAAAAGACAACTTATCTAGCTATTATCGAACTGCATATCCATCTGCACATTGGGCATATTCAAATTACCATTGTCTCAATTTTTTTTCATCTTCTACCGTCCCAACGTCTTCTGTTCTTTTATACCCAAATGTAGATGACGGAAGCTCTGTATCAGGTTATTCCAAAGGTAGATACGGATTAAATGGAGCGTTCAGTTTTGATTTTTATATCAATCCTAGGTATAACGCGCTTGATTCAATAGGACATTTTAAAGCGGGAACTATCTTTCATTTATCATCAAGCTACGCGTTGTCTTTGATAACGGGATCTTTAAAAGACGTTAATGGCCTTCCTGCTGCGTTTAGACTTCAATTACAATTAAGTCATAGTGCGGATATTTCTCCTTCTTTAGCTTCAAATGGAAGTTACCCAAAAAATCTTGTTTTTTTATCTGATGATAATTGTCTTAAGTTAAATAATTGGCATCATGTCGTAGTTAGGTGGGGAACGAACGTTATTAATCATGGAGCTGGATCTTTTAATGTCGATGGCATTGACAAAGGAAAATTTGTAATTCCGTCTGGAACTATTTCTCCATTAGCATATCCTAATAATGCAATGTCTCCAACAAATCCTGACGTTTTGTGTATCGGTAATTTTTATGAAGGTACGAATTCTGGAAATGATAGATTAAAGAGGTTTTTTTTAATTAATCCTTCAGTTCAAGAAGGAACATACACATTAGATGATACCGTTTCAGACGAACAAGGTCCTACAAATTTTAAATTTAATCATCCTCTTCAATCAGAAATTCATGATCTTTCAATAAAGAATTTTTATGTAACTGATTCAGACATACAAGCTTCAAGTTCAACAGGAATATCAAATTTAAATAATGTTAAGTTTTATTTGCCTCCATTTTTTACGCTAGATTCTCCGCTTCGATCAGATGCTGACCGTAACCTCGCCGGTACTTTTACAACTCCATCTAGAGTTTATAGAGGAATTACTACAACTCCATTTAGCGTTGAAATGTCATTTGGGGTAAATGGTCATTATATAAATACAGAAAATTTTTTAAAAGATTTTGCGTCAAACAACACACCCAGGCAATTATTCTTAACTGGAACTGCTGTTCCTTATGATTCAAATTTGACTAAAACAGCAAATGAAATCTTGTATAGCCAGCCAGAAATTAGAAAAAGAAATCTTTTAATTTTACCCTGCGATGATGGTAATTTTTATCCAAATTATGATGTTATAAATACTCAAAATATTAATGTTTTAGTGAAATCCTTTAGTGATAACTACAATACAACGTCTTCATTTTCTGTTGATCCAAAGAAAGTTTGTTATGTTGATGATTTAGGAAATTATTCTCCTGGATTTATAACATTGAACAATATGGTCATGAATTTATCAGGAACAAATATATTCGATGAGCAAAGCATCGATACCTTGATAGGTTTTTCTCCTAAGAATCCAACAAAATATAAAGGATCTGCAATAAATCAATTTGAAAATTCAATTTATTATATCTTTAATAACGTGCCAAGAGACGCTATAGTAGATTTTGTTTTTGAACAACAAAATCAAATTCCTTTATCTGTTCCATTGATAACGAAAGATTCATCATCAAACCAAGTTGTATTCTTTGATATAAGTAATTTATTTTATGGAATGTCAATTTTACCTGGAAGCTTTATGATAAAAGATTCTTCAATAACAGGATCTGGTGGAGCTATCGGTTTAACGATAAAAGATGATGGAAATGGAACCCTATATAGGGCTGATTCATTAACTCCTCATTGCACTTGGAATTCTGTTGGAACGATTTTTTACAATGAAGGAATTATAGCGATAAAGAGTCCACATTTGTATTTTTTCGGTAAAGATCAATATGAAATTTCTTTTAAAGGTGAACAAAATATACATGTTTTAAGGCTTGAATCGATTGCGCCTCAAAATTATTTGAACTCATCTTCAAATCCGACATACCGTTTTACGCCTTCGACGAATCGTCCAAATGAATATGACCCCAACTTTGTCTACATAACTGGTATCAACTACCATGATGATAATTTAAATGTCGTTATGAAAACGCAGCTTGCTCAACCGATCATGAAGAGACAATCTGAAAAGATATTTTTCAAAGTAAAGTACGATTTTTAATCATGCAAAAAAAACCTCGAAAAAAAAGAAAAAGGCGAGGTCATTATCACAGAGGAACGCACACTTCTCCTATAGCTGGTAAATGTAAATACCGATCAGGATGGGAGTGCAAGTACATGATTTACCTAGATTCTAATCCAGATGTTGTTTCATGGTCATATGAAAAGCTTGCGATCGAGTATATCTCTAATAAAAAGTCTCAAAAGAAAAGAAAATACTACCCCGACTTTCAAGTCGAGTACAACGACGGAAAAAAAGTTGTCGTTGAGATTAAACCGTCCAGAAAACTTCAACAAACTACAGTGATCAAAAAAATTAAGGCAGCGATCGAATGGTGCGCGCACCACGACGTTGATTATAAAGTATTGACGGAAATAGAATTAAAAGACCTAGGAATAATTTAAGAAAATTTTACTGATGTCAACCTGAATTAAACAATCGTATAAATGGAATCATTGATCCTTGGTCTAGATGTTTCAACTTCAGTTACGGGTATTTGCATCCTTAATCGTGATATTCATGTAAATGAATTAGGATCTCATATTTTGCATTTAGATCGTATTGAGTTTAAGAAATGCAAAACGTTGTGGGAAAAAGCAGACGTTGTTGCTAGTGAATTATCTTCTCTTTTACAGAAGCATCAAGGCAAATATACTGTTGGTTTAGAAGAACCTCTTATGGGATTTAGAGCAGGGATGTCGTCAGCTGCAACTATAACAACGCTCATGAGATTTAACGGAATTGTATCTTATATTTCTAGAGAGATATTCAAGGTAGACCCTGAATACATTGCATCATCTTCTGCAAGGAAGTTGTGCGGAATAAAGATACAAAAAACTTCAGTTGCCGGAATTAACGGAAAAGAACAAGTTTTTAAATACATGTCAGAAAATGATCTTAAACACGTTCAATGGCCGCTGAAGAAAAATGGAGTTCCTGTTGATTGGAGCAGAGATGCTACAGATGCCTATGTTGTTGCCAGAGGAATCTCTTTATTATCAGAGAAAGCTTAGTTGAAAATTTTAATCGATAGAATTACCTTTACATTGTTGTGTATTCTTTAACCGACAAGATAAAGTTTTATGAATCCGTCTTTGGTCGAGGTAGAATATCTGGAAATGGTAAAAACTTTGATGTAAGATGCCCTATCTGCGCTCCAAATGATTTAACAAAGAAAAAGCTAGCAATTAGAACAAGCGATGACGCAAATCATTGTTGGGTTTGTGGATGGAAAGCAAGAAGCCTTGTTCCTTTATTACGTAAGCTTGGATCGCAAGAACATCTTGAATTTTATAAAAAAATGACAGGAATGTCATTCGTCACCGCAGAAGTTGAGACGAAACAAAAGATCGAATTACCTAAAGATTTTCAACTTTTGGCATTAGCAAATTATGATGATCCTGATGTTAAAGCTGCATGGCGTTATGTTTATTCGAGGGGATTGACAGATCGTGATGCTTGGTATTTTAAGTTTGGTTTGTCTAATGAACCTAGATGGCATAGAAGAATTATCATGCCATCTTTCAATGCTGAAGGAGACTTGAATTACTTTGCTGCTAGAACTATAGATAAAAACAAAAAACCTAAGTATGATAATCCTGATGTTGATAAAAACCCGATAGTTTTTAATGAGATTAATTTAGACTGGAACAAAAGAATGGTTTTGTGCGAAGGACCATTTGATTTGGTAAAATGTCCAGATAATTCAACAACTTTATTAGGATCAGATCTTGATGAGAGGCATGAGATCTTAAACAAGATTTTATTGAACAATACTCCTGTAGCTTTAGCCCTCGACGGAGATATGTGGGACAAGAAAACTCCTAAAATTGTTAAGAAGCTGCACGAATACAACGTTGATGTTGTTGTAGTCGATGTTAGACCATGGGGCGACCCAGGTAGTATGTCCAAAGGAGAATTTGAAGAAGCATTAAGCGCGGCAAAACCGCTGTTTTGGGAAGATAGATTCTTGACAAAGCTTAATAAGGTTGCATCATCAAGCTTTAGATTTTAACCAGTTATTGAACACTAGTTTCAATTAGTATAATGTAATTAATCAATGACTATTATAGCTCATACTGCTGACGTACATTGGCGTGGTTTAAGTCGTCATGATGAATATAGAGAAGTTTTTTCTGCATTCATAAAAGATTGTAAGAAAAACAAAGTAGATCACATCTTCGTCGGTGGAGATATCTTTCATACAAAGACATCTGGAATTTC